TGCAGCAATCGATATTGCACTGATCCGCGTGGCGGTGCGAATGCGTCTCGCAGCTTGCGCGGTAGCTTAACCGTTGCCTTCGTCATCGTCTGCCGCGCTTAGGATGATCGTGGTTGGCGTCATGCTGCCGTCTTCGGAAACATGGTTGACGTCTTGCTTTTCGCGCCATCCGGCCCGCGTCTTCATCCAGAATATCATCGCTGTTGTGTCGCCGCCCTTGGCCTTGTTAAAGAGCGCCCCGCCGATCTGCGCGTTTGCCTTGGCTGTCGATTGGTCCAACTCCTCGCGGTAATGCTTTCGCAAGGTTTTCTTGTCGATGCCCAGAATATCGGCCAGCACGTCCTGCGTTGTTCCCATAGTCGTATGCAGCGCGACAAGCTGGCGCTGTTCCGGCGTTGGCTTGTGCGTGCGGTCAGGGGGGGTTCTATTGATCATTTTGCAGCCTCTTTTGGTTGCAGCCATTGATCAATAACGGCGCGCGCTATTGCCTCGGTCATTTTAGGCGGCACGCTCATGCCAACCATATATTTGCCGATTTTGTCGGATTTTGCAACGTAATCATCTGGGAAGCTGCCAAGACGTTTCGCGTCTTTATATGTCCATGATTTAAACGCGCGCCCCATTATCAATTCGTCCCTAGATTGCGCGGTCAGCGTTGGGCTTGGCTGGGTTATGGGCCAAGGCTTTGTTCTACCCGCAAGGGTGTGCCGCTGGTTTGACGCCGTGACCATCTGCCATCCTCCAAGATCATATCTTATATCTTTCAAAGCCTCGCCCGCGCTAATCCATCGATGCTTAGGCGCAAGCGTCAAAGGCGGCGCGGCAATGTCGTTTCGGATTGCGCAGAAAAAAACACGCTCTCGGCGCTGCGGCACGCCACAATCAGCGGCATTGACAAGAAACAATTGAGGACGATATCCGATTTCCTTAAACCGCGCTATGATTATCTTGGTGTAGCCCTTGGCATTGCCTAGCAACATGCCTTTGACGTTTTCAGCAATAGCAACCTTTGGCTTGAGCCTTTCAACCAAATCCAGATAGTCAAAGAACAGATCGCTTAAAACCTGCTTGGCCTGCCCTTCGCGGAAATGCTTATCTTTGCCCCATGCCTTTTCACGGCTTCCAGCCATGCTAAACGTGCTGCAAGGCGGCGACCCATCTAGAATGTCTAGATCATATAAATCAGGCGGCAGGTCTGTTGTTAGCAAATCGCCAATCGGACAAAGAAAGTATTGAGGCGGATTTAGGTTACGCTTGTAGTGCCAAGCCATTTCAGGGTCGATGTCGTTTGCCGCAACGATAGTGCATCCTGCCCGCTTATAGCCCATGCTTGATCCGCCACCGCAGGCAAAGGTAGACATGACGCGCAAGCCGTTTTGCGGCACGTCTGCAAGGTCAGTTAGGTTCCATGCGCAGTCAGGTTTTTGGGTCAAATTCAAATCCACACTTAGGGCATGTGCAGCCCATTTCGTAATCGTTGGGGTCAATTTCTTGAGTACTGCTATCTGGTGCAACAGGCTCATCAAACAGGCTTGTTAGTTCCCCTAGCTCAAAGCCTGTGAGCAACAGATCAAAGCCTTGGCTGTCTAGGTCCTGCAACTCAACCTTGAGCAATTCATTATCCCACCCGGCGTCCAGTGCCAGGCGGTTGTCTGCAATGACATAGGCACGGCGCTGCGCCTCGGACAAGTGCGCGGCCTCAATAACTGGCAAGTTTTCAAGCCCTAGCTTTTGCGCGGCCAAGACGCGGCCATGCCCGGCGATGATGCTGTTATCCCCGTCCGTGATGATCGGATTGAGAAACCCAAATTCCTTAATACTGGCGGCAATTTTTGCCACTTGCGCCTCGCTGTGCGTGCGACTGTTGCGAGCGTATGGGATCAGATCCGCGACCTTGGCGGTTTTATACTGGGGAAATGGTTTTTCCATTGTCACGCCTGCTCGCCCATTAACTTGAAGCACGCCAATTCATACAGTTCACGAAACTGGCGAATGCTGTCGTTTTTGTTTTCATCATATGTCATAAATGGCGCTTGGAATGCCCCGATAATCATCGCTTGAATTGCTGGAACGTCGCTGATTTCCATCATATCCGACATTTTAACGCCAGCTTGACGGCCCGTCATGATGACTTCGGCGAGATGTCCGAGGCTCTTGCATGTTTCTGCGGTGAGCGGTTCAGCCATTGCAGGCGTTGCCATGATGAATGCGGTTAGTGCGATTGCTGTCAGTTTCATTTGTCTTTTCCTTTTTGCGTTGCGTTGTCTGTCCGTGTCGCGGGTGGCAGAAATGGGCCAAAATCCTCCCCACACGGTGTTAGTGATTGCGGTTTATGTCACCTGCCCCCGCGCCTCTTGCTAACTTAGCGCCAGTTTATAGCCATAGTCGGGCTGGTTAATCATGCAATGGATACCACGATCGGCGTTCTGTTGCCAATGGTTAATCACGTTTTTGCATTGTTGCCAAGAGGTTTACGGCTTTGTCAAATGCGTCGATGGTTTCGGCATGTTCGATGCACTCCCACAAGTCGTCGATGGTTAGCCCTTCAACAATGGCTTGCGCGATAATGCCCTTGATGTGATCGATTGATGAAAGGATCATTCCACTTCTTTTGCCTTTGCGCGGCGTATACGTCCAGCCCTTGCACGGTTGCGGTAAAACGCTTTGCTGGCGTCTTTTGGCTTTGTCAGTGCATCATCTCCGCCTGTGAGTTGCCATGTGAACGTGTTTGGCGGGCATTGCTTGACTGCCCCTGCCATGACTGGCACGCCGTATCGCCTTGCCACGTCTGCGGCTAGTTGTGCGGCTGTCATAGCGCCACATCCACGGAATACAAATATGATTGATCCTCGCCCCTTGAAATTTTAACCAGGCCGCGCTCACGCATCCGCGCCAAGGCGGTATGAATGTTTGTCGGTTTGGTTTTCAGGATTTCGGCAATTTCAAAGCGGCGCAATGGGCGTCCTGCATTTTGCAGCACATTGATGATGTCTGGCATGTGTCCGTGCATGACATCGGTGATGTTGTGGATTTGCGGCAGCTTTGGCCTGTTGCCTTCTTTCCATGACTGCCTTGCCATTTTTGCGCCGATCAATGCTTCAAGGTTTGGCGTTACCAGTCCAGAGACTTGGTAAGCGTTTTTCACTATGGTTTCATCGCGTGTCATTTTTTTGCCCTTGCTTTGCGCGGCGTTAGCTGCCGTTTTCTGTAGTCCAGTGCGCCAGACAGCGCCTCATATGCGCCCTTGCAGTCGCGTTCCAATGAACGCTCGGCGGCGTATTCCATAACCTCGCGCTGGCCGATCACGTCTTGATGCATCGCGGCCTTATCTTTGCGTAGATCATCAATCACGCGGTTGAGGCGTCCGATTTCGTTTGTTGCGGCTTGCGGTGTCATTGCATTGCCTCCTTTGATCGCAGCAGATCTGCATTGATGCGCCCGCCGATATAAGCCTCACGGATAAAATCAGGATCAAGGCCAGCTAGGCTACAGACTTCTTTGAAGTCACGACCGCCGGTGCGCAGCCATGCGTCAGCGTTTTTTTTCGCTATGTAGTCATCGCTTGATGATGAAGGGTTTGATGTTGCATCAAGCGCAGCTTTGACCACCACGCTTTGCCACAGTTTTTGCTCTGGGGTCATTTGCGGGCCTCAATCATGGCATCGGCAATTTCATAAGAAAGTTCCGCAATATCACTTGCGCCCCATCCATCAAATGATCTGAAAACGCCAGACAATGCTTGCCCCGCAAACCAATCGCGCAATGTCATTCCCAATTTTGCATCTTCGCTTTCATTTCCGCCATGTGGAAACGCTTGCCCGCCGTCTTGTGTTCTATGTATCATTTTTTCACCATCTCCTTGCCAAATTCAGTGATGTCGTAAACCGTCCATATGTCAATTATTTTTTTTGTGACAATTCCGTCCACCGCCAATCTGCCTAGCGCGTTTGCGGCTTTAGCTTCTGGAATTCCGGTTTTCACCGAGATGTCTGTTGCTGTGCATGGCACGAATTCACGGCGCGATTTGTGCCATAGGGCTTGCAGCACTTGTTTTTTGATTTTTGTGAGTTTCATTTCCATTTTGATCTCTTGTTTGATGGTTGAGTTGGTCAGGGCCGAAGCCCCGCTGAGTTAGGCGGTTGCTTTTTCTAACTTCTCAAAGTTGACTGTCAGGTTCATCGCATTTGTGTAACCCATACGGGCTATTGCGTCGGCGTTGTCGCGGGCTGCAATCTTGGCATATGTCCGCAGGCTTGCAGCATCTGGGCGGCCTTGGCTGTAGCGTTTGCGGTCAACGGGCATCGCGGCGCGGATACAGTCTGCGCCATAAACTCCAAGTCCGGACAACTGAACGCCAACCTTTAGAGGGCGTCCGCAGCAATCGCAGTTGGTTTCAAAGTCTGCGCCGATAATTTTTGTTGCGGTTGTCATTGGTTCATTTCCTTGTGGTTGCGTTTCTGTTGATCTGACCCTAATCCGCCGCGCAACACGTTGCAAGCGAAAAATTCACCCAAGAGTAAATAGTATTTTTTGCCCTCTATCCCCACCCCCCAGAACCTGAACCTATAGGAAACCCTATCTCTCTCTCTCTATAATATACTAATTAAAAAAAATCTTTATATATATAGTAGTGTTACAAGGGCTTTTCCGATGGGGTTCGTTTGTTGCGGCTGGAGTAAATTTTACAGCTTTTTGCAAATTTGAAAAATCGGCCAGAACGTCATGTAGTAAAATTAACCCAATCTGCGCGGACGCGGAATAAACTTTGCCCACTTGCATTTTGCATCCGTTTTGATGTAAGTGGGTGTTTGTGGCGGGGAGCGTGTGGCGCGCTCAACCCGCCGATACCAGAGAAAAGGAAGTTCTCCGATGCCCATTGATCTATCAAACAATGACCATTTGCACAAGAACATCGCCAACTACACCGCGATGGGATGGGCATTGGTTGGCATCCCGGCGGGATCAAAAGCGCCGTCAACATTCGGCTGGCAGACCAAGGCCACGCCGCCTGATTACTGGACCAAAAACCCGTCGCACAACGTCGGACTGCTGCACAGCCTGTCGGGCACGGTTGCGCTTGATATTGATCATCTGGAAAACACGCGGACGATATTTGATGCGTTAAACATTGATCTGGACGCGATTATGGCAGGCGCGCCGCGCATTGTTGGCAGGCCGGATCGGGGTAAGGTTTTGTTCCGAGCGCCTGATGGCATGACGCTGACCACCCGCAAGATAAGCTGGCCTGTTGATGGCGACCCGCGCAAGACGGAAGTGGTGTTTGAATTGCGCGCTGGATCTGTTCAGGATGTTTTGCCGCCGTC